CGTTTGTCGTCGCTAGAGTTTGCGTTCTTTGTGTTGGATGACGTGGTGTTCGGTATACTTGACACTAATCACCTCGGTTTTTGATAGGAGTTTTTTGTGGCTGTTCCGGCAGGGTTTAGGACGTTTGATGCTGGGGCGGTGCTTACTGCTGAGCAGGTGAACACTTTTTTGATGTCGCAGAGCATTCCGGTGTTTGCGGATGCTACTGCGAGGGATGCAGCTATTACTGCGCCCGAGGAAGGGCAGCACGCTTTTTTGAAGGATGTGGATGCGTTGCAGTTTTATTCTGGGAGCGCATGGGTTCCTGCTGGTGGTTCGGGTGGCGGCGGTTTTGAAACTAATTTTCTACTTATGGGAGGCTAACTGATGGCAACAAATTATGGTTCTTTGGCGCAGGTTGATTTGACGACAACCGCTTTGACAGATATTTACACGGTGGGGTCGGGCAAGGAGACCGTTATTAGCACAATTATTATTGCGAACCGTAACGCGAGCGCTGACAGTTTTCGGATTGCGGTGCGTGTTGATGGGGATGCTATCTCGAACAAGCATTACATAGCGTACGATGTGCCGGTGGCTGCTAACGATTCGACGACGCTCACGCTGGGTGTCACGATGGCTGCGACGGATGTTCTTTCGGTGAAGGCTACGACGGCTGACCGGTTGAGCATCAACGTGTTCGGCGCAGAAATTACGGTCTAGCGGATGACTGTGGCAAGCATGAAACAGTCCTCAATTTTGCAGGGTGTTGCGGAGAAGGGCGGCTTCACTGCGTCAACAACTATTACGGCCTCAGATGCTACTTGGACGGTCCCTTCTTTGGGTTCGCCGGTTGTGAAGGTGACGGTTATCGGTGGCGGTGGCGGTGGTGGTGGTGTTTCTAACACCTCCGCTGTTGCTCCCGCCGCGCAAGGCGGCACCACAACTTTCGACGCAGCAGGCGCGGGCACTTTAACAGCTAGTGGCGGCTTAGGCGCTGTAGGGAACAAGAATCCGGGAAACGCGGGGACTTCTGGCTTTGCTAGTGGAAACGCTGGCCAAGCGGCGGCGTTTGGGGCCGCAAGTCAGCAAGTGGCCGCAGGCGGCGGGAGCGGCGGAGAGATAAACGTCAGTTATCTAGATTTGACCGGCGTGAGTACCGTAAACGTTACTGTTGGCGCGGGTGGAGCGGGGGGAATAGGAAACGAAGACCCCGGTGGCGTTGGTGGCCGTGGTGAAGTTATTGTCGAATATGTGGCGGGAGCATAAAATGAGAACAGCACTAACCTTTGAAGGTGTCACACCGGTGAACACGGTCTCGTTAGCTGATGGTGATGCCGGCGATGTGTGGCTCACCGAAAACCCTGACGCCGTAGAAATTACTGGTATGGAGCCTGCCCCTGGTGTAGGCACAGGGTGGACGTATGTGGACGGTGCTTTTATTGCGCCTGTAGTGCCACCGTTGACTCGCGAGCAGGTCGAGCAGGCAAGGCTCACCGAATATCAGGCAACGACTGACCCGCTATTTTTTGAGTTTCAGCGTGGCGATGTTACAGAGCAGGCTTGGCTGGATGCTGTGCAGGCTGTGAAGGATGCAAACCCTTACCCTGAGAGTGTCTGATGAGGTTGCGGAACCCTTGGCCTGAAGGTCGAACAATCAACGCAAGGAGTCCTTACGGTTGGAGAGCGAAGCATCCCATAACAGGGAGGCGCACTTTTCATCACGGGGTGGACGTTTCGGGGGTGTTCCCGGTAACTGTGGCCGGTGATGGTGTTGTGGTAAAGATTGGGTGGAGCCCTCGCGGTGGTGGGCATACTGTGCTGATTGACCATGGGCAGATTGTGACGGTCTACTATCATGGGGCGCACCGTACCGGGTTGCGTAAAGGGCAAAGAGTTGTGACGGGCGATTTCATTTATACGTCTGGGACAACGGGTGCAAGTACTGGCAACCATCTCCATTTTGAGGTCAGAAAACGTGGCGGGCGTTACAAAAATACCCAGGACCCCGTACCTTTCCTTGACGGTGCTCCCGTCGTCGTAAAGCCTGCACTACTCAAGGTGGATGGGCGTTTGGGGCGCAACACGTGGAAAGCATTTCAGACTGCACTCACTAACGCCGGGTTCCCTCTAGGCCGTATCGACGGCAGGCCGGGAAGGATGACCTACACAGCTATCCAGAAATGGGCTGGGGCGAAACCTGACGGCGTGTTCGGGCCAAACACTCGACGGGCTGTACAGCTTCTACTTGACGTGAAACCCGATGGGGTATGGGGTCGTCTAACCATTAGCGCGTTACAGCGGGCCATCAACGAAGGTGCTATCAGATGAGTGACGAACAAGAAGCGCTCGCGGTAAGGGTTTCGATGCGGGACATATATCTTGAGGTGCAACGGCAAGGGAAACTGTTAGAGAAAATTGCTAACAGTCTGCCCGATAGTGAGCTAAAGATTGAAGACCATGAGTTGCGGATTCGTAAACTTGAGATGCGGATGTGGCAGGCTATCGGTGCGTTCGGTTTTCTCGCCGCGGTAGTGTCGCCGTTGATTGCGGTGCTGACACGATGAGCAACCCTAAGTGGAAGATTAGACGTAGATACATTTTCGCAGCGTTCGCCCTCGGTGTCGCCCTTGTTGTGTCATCGATTGTTGCGGTGTGGCAAGACCGGTTAGGTGCAGGCGACCTGATTACGGGTGGGGTTGCTCTGATAAGTTTGATTCTTACGTCCTACATTTTTGGGGCGGCGTATGACGATAAGAGAGTGGAGAACACGGATGGGTAAGTTGAAGGCGTACTGGAATTTTTCGGCGGAGCGTGCAGTGAAAACTGTGGCGCAGGTGGCGATTGCCACTATTGGTGTGGGTGCTGTGGGAATCCTGGATGTGGAGTGGGGGCAGGTTGCTTCGGTCGCTGCCCTTGCCGGTGTCATGTCCCTGTTGACTTCAGTGCTGACTTACGACAAGGCTGCAAAGTGATGGGGCGGTTTGACGCTGTGGAGCGCGTTGATGGCTATGAGGTGCCGGTAGACCCTGCGGACGCTTTGGACTGTGATTCCTGCCAGTAGGTGATACACTGAACACGGTTGCCTTCCTTTCGTGGTTGCCCGAAAACGCCCTAGTCCACCACTGGGGCGTTTTCTTATTGGGAGAGCCAGGAATAGATAGTGGGGCGTGTGACGCCCGCTTGCCGTGCAAGGTTTTTGATGTTGGTGCCTTGGTGGTGTTCTTGGCGCACTTGTTCTTTGAGTGCGTCTGTGACTGTTTCGACTTTTTCTAGTCCGAGCTCGCGGATGAGTGCTAGCTGTGTGACGGTCATTGTGTCGTAGCTTCGAAACTCTGCGTTCATGTCTCCCATTTTACACTCTTTCGTGTTGTTGTCGAGGGTTTTCCCACCCATGTCAAGCACAATACACTAGTTTTTGGTGTTACAAAACCGTGACCAAACGGTGTAGCGGGAACGCTGCGCAATCGTCTACAGTGTAAAACATGTCACAAACGAAAGGAACACAAATGAACATGTGGCCTAATATCACAGCACTAGAGTCCGTGGTTATGCGCTTGGGCGAAATTCAGGGCCTTTGGGACGACGGGCACCTCACCGAGTGGGAGCTCTCACAGCTGATGGAAGAACAAAAGTCAATCGTTACGGACGTTAGGGACGACCTCCCCAACTAGAACGCTTGTTCGAACTTTCCAACATTGGGGTTCGAACATTTTATCGAAAGGAAAAGCGATGGGTTATTACAACAGGTTAGAAGTGGGCGAGCAGGAAAGCGTCGACCAGATTGTTCGTTGGTATCGTGACCACAGGGATGTGTTGCCGCCGTATTTGTTGAACATGATTGTGAATGACGAGGAGTTTCTTGGCCGGGCAATGTGGTTGTGGGAGGGTTTGGTTCCTGAGCCTAAGCCTGCTGCTGAGCATGTTGCTTTGCAGGTGCGCAGGCGTGACGTGCGAGGTCGCAGGCCAAAGCGGGCAGTCTTTGGGTGGATGTTGTTGGCTGTTGCGTGGAGTGTAGGCGCGACTGTGCTGGTGGTGAACCTGTGACCGGCTGGGTGCTAATTGTGGTGGGGGCGTTGTGTATGTTTGCGCCTGGGTTTGTTGACCCGTTCGCACCTATCAATGGGTTGAGTTTGGTGGGGTTGTTGTTGGTTGTTTGGGGTACGGTGAGGATGAATCGAATGGGGACACAATGAGTGAGGGAGACTTCGACTGCTGCAAACCAACTATAAACTCAGAGTTGGTAGTTGGGCAGGAAGCCTACAAGCGAGGGTACCTAGATGGCTACCTCGCCGGGGTCAAGGAAGAAAAACAACGCATTATTACGATGACTATGGAGGAAACAAAATGATGGATTTGATGGACGACGGGCGCGACATTCACGTCACTTTGCGCAATGATGTGTGGCAAATTGGGGAACCGGGCACCCTTACTTTGACAAGGGTGCAGGCACGAAAGCTTGTCGAGCATTTGACGTCACGCTTTGAATCGGACTCCACATATGTTGTGGTTCTTGGCAGCCAACAAAAAGACGGCTAACGCTCCGAGGGTAGAGTGCCACCCCACACACCAAAACGTTCCTTTGCCACAATCGCATATTCAAAACATTCAAAACGAACAGGGCAGGTCGCGCACAGTTTTTGAGCCATTTGTGCGGCCTGCTCTTTCATGTCTTTGGTCAAAAAGTCTTCAGGGAAAAACACTTCAGGCAAAGCCTCGCATGGCACCGGCCCGGACTTGTTAATCGCTTCGTTCAGTTTGTTGAAAGACTTTTGTCGGTCGTTGCTCATACACTCAAGCCTATGACACACACACAACCTTTCGAAACAGTTGACGGCGCAGAGTTCAGAGGCGCACTTTTTCTTGGAAATTATCGGGCGGGCACAAACGAATGGCACGGGTTGCGTCGCACCGGTATAGGTGGCTCGGATGTGGGAACCATTCTCGGCTTAAACCCTTGGGAGTCTGCGTTCGGTTTGTGGGCAAAACGCACAGGGCAAATAGCTGACCCACCTGTCGACAACTGGGCGGTCCGTTTTGGTAACGCTTTCGAGGAACCTATTTTGAGAATGTGGGCTGCGGAACATCCAGAGTTTGAAATTTTCACGGCGGGAACATACCGTCACCCGAAACATTCTTTTATGTTGGCAAACCCGGATGCGCTTGCAAGGCATCGGGAAACGGGGGAGTGGGTTGTGGTGGAGGTAAAAACGTCTAGGAATCCTTGGTCGCAGGTGCCTCCGGCGTACCGGGCACAGGTCTTCCATTACATGACAGTGTTCGGAATTAGCCAGGCGGTGGTCGTAGCGGTCGCAGGATGGAACTGGGAGGAACATTGGGTTGACTTCGACCAGTTTGAGGCAGACGCACAGTTATCAGCTTGTCGTCGATTCTGGAACCATTTGGAGCAGGTTGTGAAGCCTGAGTGGGATGGGTCAAAGGCAACCTATGAGGCGCAACGGCAACTCAACCCGGCGATTGATGATGACGAGGTTCAGCTAGATGACCTCGGGGTGGCTTTGTTGGAGAAGCAAAGATTGTTTGATGTTGCCGAGGCCGAGTTTTTACGGGTAAAGTCGGAGGTGTTGCACCAGATGGGCAGAGCTCGGCATGGTGTTGTTACAGAAAACGGGGTGACCGTTCGGGTTGCTTCGCGGCAGGCGAGGGGCAACGGTACGCCTTGGCTAGTCATCAAGAAAGGGAAATGATTATGGCACAGTTTGATTTGTCTCAATATGAGACGGTGGAGGAACGTCACGCGCGAGCTTTGGCACAGTACCCAGATTTGAGGTGCGTCATTGTGAACCATACGACGGCGCACGATAGGGCTGCGTCAACGTGGGTTGTCGAGGCGCGAGTGTATTTGAACGCGGACGACCAGGCGGACGATTTGCCTAAGGCCACAGAGTGGGCGTTTGAGGTTGATGGTGTGGGCATGGCCAACAAAACTAGTGCTTTGGAGAATGCAAACACGTCGGCGTTGGGTCGTGCGCTTAGGTGGGCTTTGGCGGGGTCTAAGGGTCCGTCTTCGGCTGAAATGGCAAAGGTTGCTAGGGGTGTTACACCACGCGATTGGGTTGTTGAGTCGGAGAAGCTTTCCGATGTGGATGCGTTGCGTCTACTATGGAGAGAAGCGAAAACTGCTAGAGCATCCGATGAGGTGTTGGAGAAAGTGAAGGGCCGTGCTGAACAACTCGAGCGTGATTCTGGCGTCGGTGCGGGAGTTGGCTCAAGCGTACCTGCAGGCTCTGGAAAGAAACAATCTTAATGAGGCGTTTTTTTGGCGGGAGCATTTGCGTGACAGGTTGGGGTTGTTAATTGATACCGTCGGACATTCTTCGGGAGTTGCAGGAGCTCACGGCGATGAACAGGCGGGGGGTGGAGGCACTGTATGAGGCTGAGGTTGTGTTGGCTGGAGCTGAGTCTGCTTTGGACAAAGAGGAGGCTCGCTCGTTTATATCGGGCACAGGCTCGGTTGCAGAGAGGCAGGCGGGTGCGAAGCTTGCGTGTTCGGAGCTCAGGTTTGAAAGAGATTTGGCTAAGGCATCGGTGAACCGGATTCGCATGAAGTTGCGGACGATTGAGTCTGAGCTTGTGGCGCAGGCTACGATGTCGAAGATTTTGCAGGCTGAGATGAGGCTGTAGGTTTTGGTTGTGTGCATGGTAAGGTTGACCTATCATGATTGCCCCTTCGCTTGACGGCTGGGGGCAATTTTCTTTCAGCTAGGTGCTAGTCTGTTGGGTGGTAGCGTTCCTGAAACACGGTCTAGGCGCCAATTCCGAAACCCCCAGACTAAAACCCCTGGGGGTTTCGCGTGTGCTGATAGACTCGTTATATTAGACACCGCCCCCCTCTGCTGCTTAGGGTCATGGGGGCGGTTTTCTTTTACTGGAAAATAACCTCCACTACACTCAACGCAGCTCACTTACCAAAGGCAACCATGCAATCCTTTGGTACAAGTAGCTATCGTCTTGTACAAGTGTGCAATTTGTATGCGTTTTTCTGTTCGGGTAAGTGGCAACTATTCGGTATTCCCGAACAGTTCGAATCTGTGCCGGGAACGTGACACATAAAGCTATCTGCACCTAAAACTAGGCGACACCGTACCGGAAGTGGCACAGGTTTGGCACAACTGTACCTAATTGGGTACACATATGACACATGTGTGCCGCTTTAGAAATATAGTTTAGATACAATAAAGTAAATCTTGCGGTGCTTTAAACACACTTTATTGCTTTTACTTTTAAGTTCGAGTACTACCTATAAGTTTTTTTACTTTTACTTTTAAGTGAAAGTGGGGGTGTGGTGAAAATCCCAC